TTACGTCCAGGAAGAACGTTGTCATAGATAGATACGGTCTTACCTGTTGGGAATGTAGGAGCATATGCAATTGGGTCCCAACGCCATTGGCGAATTGGTAGCCATTCACGTGTTGGTCCTACTGATTGCCATGCCATTGAAAGAATCTGAATGGCTTCTGCTGGTACTTCATAAGTTGTACGGCTAGCCAAGAAAGACACAACGCTAGAACCTGTAGCGTATACCTTTGGATATACAGAACTAATTGTATCGTTAATTGCACGCTTAACTGCATGACGTGGGTATGTAGGTGCAATTGTAACTTTAGAGTTTACGTCATGGGCTACTGCTGTTGTGCCGTTGTAACCACGACCATAAGGCGCAATGCTTACTGTATTTGATTGACGGTCATATGAGTCTACCCACATCATTTCGTCATCAATTTCAATAATGCCCTTACCAATGTTTTCAGTAGATGCAACCTTAATGCTAAGGTCACTGCTAGTCATTCCAGTAGTAAGGTAGGTTGCGCGGTCTTGACGATAAGTAAAACCTGCAAGGTTTAGTTGAGTATCATTAATAAGGTTAGTTAATGTAGTAGCCATTAGGAAGCAATAGTCCTTAATGCGGTAACGATTTCTACATACTGGTTAGGCGGAACATTCATTCCAGCCAACTCGTTAGCAACGGCGTTATTCGCTTTGTAGTCTTTAGCAGCACGGGTTGGGTCTGCTTTAAAATTAAGAGCGGCGGTCATACCTAACCCTGCCTCTGTGCCACACCAATCGTTTGCTGCACCAGTCTCATCTTTGTACACAAGACGATTTGGGTATTCGCCACCATTGGCAAGACGGTTTAGTTCATCACGAAGAGTAGAACCTGGAAATCCATATAGCGTGTATGTTGTTCCGTTGTATACAGCAGTGCCGTATGTAGTCATTACTTACCCTTCTTTTGTGCCGCTCTCATATTGTCTACAAGATTGGGATATTTTCTTCCTGCTTTTTTAGCAGCAGCCTTAGCAGATGCTTTAGCAGCAGGTGATAGTGGTGTTGATTTTTTTTTAGGATTAAGTGTTTCCCAAACTTTTTTAGCCATTACCATTTCACCTTGTCTGCCCAATAAGCAGCAGACATTTTTCCTTTTGCAATGTTCTTAGCATGACGGGCTTTAAAAGAAGCCTGACGTGCTGTTGGCTTTCTGTCGCCAGTAACTCCCTGTTGACCAAAGCGAATAGTCTTGACCTTACTACCTTCTTTAGCAACAACTACGTGGCTCTTCTTTGGGTGGCTTGGTGTGCGCTTAGGCTTATTAAAGCCAGACACTCCTGCTCGCTTTAGTCTAGGGTCTGTCATTTATTTTCCTTTAACCTTTTTAAGATTTGGGTTTTTCTTTTTTGCTGCTGGTGATGCTTTGCGTGCGCCTGCCGCTAAGATTGCCCCTGCATTCTTCATAGGAATGCCCTGCTTCTTAGCAATAGATTTTTGCGCGGCTTTAAAGCCCATACCCTTAGGCATTACTTTTTAATCTGCTTACCAGATTTGTCATAACGGCGACCTTGAAGGATTGCTCCTAGTGCCTGACCCATCTGTGCATCTTGATTCTTGTTAGCAGCACGTGCACGTGCGTTAGCACCTGGACGTATATCTGCTGAAGCATTAAATGCTTTCTTCCAAGCGCTACCAAACTCGCCAACTTCCTTAGCAGCATTGCCAAAGTAGCCAGCAATAGGCTTGTAAATCTTGTTCATGTTTGAACGGTCGTCACCTGCTCGGCGTGTGCCCGCCATTAGAACTTACCGCCACCTACTGTAGGTTGTGTGTAAACACCCTGTACTACAGTTGCTGGACCGCTAGCGGTTCCGCCACCTGAACGTGGTGCTGACATAGGTGCTTGTCCTGGTCCTACTCCGTCACCAAAGTCCTTGTTAACAGCAGACTTGTCTGTAGCAGCCTTACGTACCTTTACTGGGATTTCTAGTCCAGCACCAAATACGTTTGAGTTCATATATTCGTTAGCCATTTTTAGTTTCCTTTTCCGTACGGTGCTGGAACATTCCAGCCATTAATTACGCTTGCATCTGAACGGTGAAGTTCTTGTCCACCAATAGATGAACTTTGTGTATAGCCAGGGATTGCTCCTGCTGCTGGCTGTGTACTGTTACGCACTGGTGCGTCAATTGTTACTGCGCGGTCTGCGCATCCACATGCTGTGCACATGATTACTTGCCCTTCTTCATAATGCGCTTACGAAGAGCCATGTCCATACGCATGTCTGCCTTAGCCGTTGGCTTCTTGACATCCATCTTCTTGTCAGCCTTCTTGAAGGCGGACTTCTGCGCTGGCTTCATGCCTCTCATCATCTTTGCATCCTGTGCCATGTCCTTCTTCATTGACATAGCGGCTGCCTTCTTCTTTGCTGCCATTAGATTTGTCCTATCTCTTTCATTACTGCTACGGTTTCTTTATTTATGTGTTGAGCCTTAGGCATAGTCTCACCACTGTAAGGTTTGTTAAGAACCTCTGATGCTTCTAGTGCCTTCTCTACAGCCTTGCGTGATGTTGCTTCAGGTTGTACACCTTGAGCACGCGCATCTCTGTAGAAATCTAGTTCTTTGTCCCACTTCTTTTGAGTAATACCAGCATTTATAATGTGACTTGATGCATCACCTGTTGCTAGTTGTAATCCTTTAGCCTTACAACCAAAACAAGGATTGTTGTCGCAATCACTGTGGTCAATTACTTTAGCCTTGTATTCACCAGCATCTTCCCATGCTGTTTCTGACGTAGCATCACAACGGGTGCAACCCCAAAGTTCTACGGTAAAATGCATTTGCCCATCTACTAGTTTGTAACCATCTTTGATTACTTTGCCAGCATGTCCCTCTTCAATACACTTACTCATTATTCCGCCCTTACGTATGCTCCATATCCCTGAGCAATTAGTTCTTGAGCCTCATACTCAGGTATCACATATTCGTGTCCACCTAAATAAAATATGTCGGCTGCTGCAATTACATCTTCTGTGGGGAAAGTTGTTTCAGACCATACGCCGTTAATGCGTTGCAGACTCTTACCGCGTGTCAAGCGATAACGAATGAACAAACGCCCACCGCCCGCTGGACCGTACTCCTCTGTTGGAGGGGTTAAGATATAAGTAGTCATTAGTCTCCTTAGTTGACTTACCGCAAAGCAGAGACATTGCTGCCTCTGCTCTGCTGTCAGTTAACTATTGCTTACACAAAGTCAATTGATGAAGAAGTCTCTACACGGTAGAGCGCTTCCTGACGGTAGATAGCGTGACCAAGTACGCCGTACCATCCGAGTGGACGGTGACGCATCAACTTGTCAACGACTGGTCCGATAACAACATGTGGCTCTTCAGCAACCGCTTCAGCAAGTGCTTGCTGTCCAGCAAAGTAGGTGTTGAACACCTTTGTTACTGGTGTGATTGTGATAGCAGTTGTTGCTGATACAGCGCCAGTGTTAGCAATTGTTACTGTTACTGATGTTCCATCAATAGCAGCAACCTTTGCGCCTGTTGCAATACCTGTACCAGATACCTTGTCGCCAACATTTAGACCTGATGTAGATGTAAATGTGATAACAGTTGCTGCTGATGCTGATGTAGCAGAAGCAGTTGTACCTGATGTAGTGCGGTCTGCACCTGTCTTGTCAGAGAATAGACGTGGTGATTCTACGTAGAATGCACCTTCGTATGTTCCTAGTTCGCCTGCCCAGATAGCATCATTTGACTGATACTCATGTGGCTGACGCCATGAACCAACGCCTGTTTCTGCACGTAGGTCGAGCGCTACTTCTGGGTGGATACCAGCCCAGTAGAGTGAACCCTTACGTGGGATAGCCTTGTTTGAACGCAACTTAGCAGTTGTCTTACGTGCAAGAGCAGATGTGAAAACATCTGATGATGTAAGTGAACCTGAAGTTGTTGCTGAACCAGCATAAAGAACGTTTGTTGTTCCTGTGTTTGCTGTTCCGTTAATGATAGAACCTGATGCACGGTCAGCGAGAACATTCTGCGCTACTGTGTCAATTGAGTCTGCCATGTTAAACGCAATGATGTTAGCGATTGCTGGGTCTACATCTGCAAGAGAGAATAGTTCCAACGCACGTGTTACGAGTACTGCGTTACCACGCTCAACTAGAGTGATTGTGGTATATGTTGGTGTAGCCATTGCTACAGCATCTGGGTCAACTGTTTCTGTTAGTGAAGCAGTTTGCTGTGTCAAGTCAACGTAACGCTGCAAGACAACTGATGAACCAGGGATGCTTTGACGGGCTGGAGTCTTATCTGCTACTGAGCGGATGAGTGGTTGCGCACGGAGTGCGAACTCAATCAGACGGTCATAAGCCTTCTGGACGAGACCTGCTGCGCCTACTGTACCTCCAAGCGAGTTGGAAGCGGTAGATACATATGCATTAGCCATTTATTGCACCTCCTTCTGAGGGTATTAGTTCGGTTGAGTTTTACTGAAATTCGCCCGATTGAATCATTGCAATAATCTCATCAGCGCTTTGAGCGTTGTTAAGACGAAGCAATGCATCATCTGAGCGGTCAGGCGTAAACGCCTGCTGAGTAACAATGTCCTGCTGGCGTAGTGCCGCACGGTCAATTGTTTGTTCAGGCGTCTGTTGCTGACGTACTTGTAATCCGAATACTTCGGCGTTATCATCAACCCAGTTAGAAACTGAGTCTTCTGTAATGTCGCCATCTAGTTCACGGACAATCAAGCGTGCAGCCTTTGGACTTACGCCTTTATCTTCTAGGACTTTCTTGATGACAGTCTCACGCTGAGCCTTATCAAAGGCTTCAAGTTTTTCTGTGAGTTCCTTAATACGCTTCTCATCTGCACGCTTTGCCTTACGCAATTGTTTCATTGCGTCAGTATCGTTCAGTGGAGTTGTATCCATTTCATCTTCTTCTTCGTCCCAGTATTGGTTGGTCATAGCAACCGTTCTCCCATTCTTCATTAGTTGAATCGCAGACCACAACATAGTTCGGGGAAACTGTGTTGGCTTCTACTCCCAGTCTGTTACGCCGTACGGGGCTGGTCGGTCCGTTCGGGATGTTAGTTAGAATCTACCTTGTGTAGATTGTGCAAGACCAGCGTTACCTGTCATGCCTGTGCTGCCCATAAAACTTGCTCGTTCCATAGACCTTAAACGCTTACGCTTTTCTGCTGCCTCTTGATTCTGTTTTAAGAACTCAGCCTCACCAGTTGCTTGGGTATAATCAATACCTGCTTCACCGTAGATGTCGCTAAGTTTTTCAGATGTAGGTAGTACGCTCTTAATATCCGCGTATCCTGCTAGCGCTTCAGCGCGGTCAACACCATAGTCAGCAAGACCTAGTGCATCAGTAGCACCCTTAAATCCTTGTCCAATTGCAGCAGCACCAATCTCAGATGCCGTTACCTTACGCTTTAATTCAGGTAGATATTCTTTTGGACTAAGGAAATATGAAACTAAATCTTTTTCAGTAAGGCTTGGATAGTAAGTCTTTAACTCCTGCATAATTACAGGGTCTGCATTTTTTACACGGTCAACTGCAAGACCAATACGGTTCTTAGCCTCAGTAGCAGAAATGTCATTACCAATAAGAGTACCCATGCGCTCGCGTGTAGCAAGGTCTTGAACGCCATACTCTCTAAAGTATTGTCCGTAATCTTTTTCTTGCTGAAGGTATTCACCTTCTGACAAAGCATTAAGTCCTTTTTTAACACGCTCTTCATTACCAGCAAAGCGCTGCTTATAAACTTTAAGGTTGCGCATACCAAGTATAGCGGCGTTTGGTCCTAAGTTAGGGTCAATAATTGCAGACTGAATGTATCCAGATAGTTCTGATAATTCATTATCTGTAAACCCATATGAGCGCATAGTGTCTTGGATTAATGCAAACGCATCACGCTTTTCTGCTTGTTCTGCTGCTGCTTTAGCAAGCGCCGCTTGTTCTGCATCATA